CGGTAGTGGAGGGAGCCTAAAAACTTCCTCCACTTTTTCCTTTTAACACAATCATTTTGAATGGCACCATAGTAGGTGCTGGTCTAGGAAAGGACTGTTCAACATGCCTACACATTTTCCAAACGGCGTTACCAATGTATCGGCTGGGAGTACATTTGGTAGCTTTGATTCAATGAGTCCCGCCAAGTACACAATGTACTGGAACGATTTTATTAAAAACTCTGATCTAGGTGGAGTAGGTGCTCTCAACGGAGCCGACGTTTCTGCTGTTGACTGGGTTTGCACCAAGGTAGACGGCGGGAGTGATAATGCCTCTGTTGTCTCTGTAACAGATGGTAATGGTGGTCTTCTGACAGTTACCACAGATAATGCAGAAAATGACGGTGTGGCTCTACAGGCAAAGACAGAGATTATCCAGATCACCACTGGTAAAGAATCTTGGTTTGAATCCAGGCTTCAAGTAGATGATGCTACACAGACAGACTTTCTTGTAGGTGTAGGTATCAAGGATACTACTCCTTTTGCTGGCTGGACAGATTCTATTTCTTTTAAATGTGACGACGGTAGCACGGCAATTCGTTTGGTCTCTGAAACTAATATGTCAGGGTCCATTGTTTCTGCCTCTGTCACGGCAGTTGCCTCTGTCACAGACTCAACCATGATGCGTCTTGGTTGGCACTATGACGGTGATAGTAAAATTAAAGTCTTCTCTGATGAAGTTCATGTTGCTACACTCAGTGTAGTTTCTGGAACTAATTTAAATACTGATGAAGCCATGTCTCCTATTTTTGCTGTTCTTACAGGTGAAGCTGCAGCACAAACAGCAGTTATTGACTATATAGCTGCTGCACAGGAAAAACCATAAGGTTACAATAAATAGGTTTTTGTAATCTTGGAAAGCACACGGCTTTGATCTATAATAGGGGAGGATCAGAAGATGGTTCTCCCCTTTCTTTTAGGAGAAGAATAAATGACAACCACACTTAAAATTGCACAGGTAGAAGGTGGAGCAGGAGGTAATGGTCTTCTGGTGGATACCGTTGCCAGTGTAACTCTGGCAGATACCAGAATTAGAGTTTATACCTATGCTGTCACTGCTGCTTCTGAAATTGTAATTGGAGATGAGAATGGTCCTGTGATCAAGCAACCTGTCTTAGCGGCTAACACAGGAGATTCAGTATACATAGGAGATGACGGGGTAAGGTGTAAAGGTAATGTATCTGTTACTGGTGCCAGTAATGCTGGTAAAATTTATGTTTACTATGGCTAATCCATATGGACTTTGTAACCCTTGTTAGCTCAATCATAGCAACATCTGAGAATGATGGTTCAGAATTTGTTGGCGCACTCCCTGATATGATTCAGAGAGCGCAGGACAGAATGATGAATGATCTAGATGATCAGGGACTTGTTACTTATTTTAGTGTAATAGTATCTAATAATACCGCAAAGGTATCTGTTCCTTCTGGTGGAGAGATCATCAAAACTTTCTCTGTTGAACATGCAGACGGGTCTAGAACACAGTTAAAGCATAGACCTTATGAATATCTTCTAGACTATTGGCCTGTTTCAGCTTCCACTGGAACTCCTATATACTACGGGTTTAAAACTAATACAGAGATTAGAGTAGCACCCACACCTTCTGCTGTTGATTTAAATGGAGAAATAGGACTTATTGCACAAATTTCTGCTATTACAACTGATAATCCTACAAACTACTTTACCATTCACTGTGAGAATGCACTGTTCTATGCTTCAATGATAGAAGCATCTTTGTTTATGAAAAGTTTTAACACTGTTCCTCAGTGGTCTCAAGAGTACAGCACAGAGATAGACAGACTCAGGAACAGGGCCAGAAGAAGCAGACAGGATGACATGCAGACTAACTTTAGTCCTGCTGGTGGTCCCAATACACTTGTCAAAGGGAGTGATTAAAAATGGCAAAGAAAGCAAAGAAAAAAGTATCGGAGAAGTTTTATCCACTTCCTGATAAGAACCCGCCCACTGCTACAAAAAGATTAGCAGAGATCAATGGTAAACCAACTGGTCAAGGCTACGGTGCAGCAAGAAAGGGTCCTGACGTTGTTGGTAGTTGATTGGATAAACTCATGGTTAGCCAGTCATTATATCTTTCATATAGAACAAATGAGTATGAAATTTATATGTTAGGAGGGAAGAGAACATGGTAAAAAATTGTAGTAATCCTAATTGTTCTTGCGAGGGCTGTGAAGATTGTTCTTGTACAGAACCCTGTAACACAGAGACATGCGATTGTAGGAATGTTTCTAGCGAGGAGTGAGCACAACACCTATGGACGTAAATTTGATGCAAGCTATTTCAGATTATGGGTTAGCAATTGTAGGTTGCGTTGGAGCAGGAGTTGCAGCGTGGAAGCTCCTGCATTTTTTACTTAAGGATGTAATTGCCAGCCTCAAGAAGCAGGATAGTATCATTGTAGATTTAATAGATAAGACCACCAGGCTAGAGATTATGATCCAGAGAATGGACTCAAAGTTAGACACGCTTATTAGTAAACGCTCCAGACCTTTACTTAAAGGTGACAGGGCCAAGATAGAGGAAGATGAATAATGGCGAATAAAAATAAGCCTACTCAAGCGGATGTTAATGATGCGATGGCGGTTTATCATGATAAAACTACTAATCCTAAAGAAAAAGCAGCAATGAATAAAATTTTAAAAAATGCTTCTTCTGTGCAAATTGATAAAGCAGAGAAACTTTCAAAAACCCGTGAGAAAGGTATGAAAGGTGGTGGAAAAATTAATAAACCAATCAAATATGCCGTGGGTGGTTCTGTTAAACCAGCGTGGATGAGAAACAGGTAGGGAACTGATATGGCAGTTGCAACTTCATCAGATTTTGACAGTACCTTCTTTATAGACGAGGTAATAGAAGAAGCATATGCCATGATAGGTGGTGAACCTGAACTGGCCAATGATGCAATCACTGCCAGAAGGTCTCTTAACCTTCTTCTCACTGACTGGCAAAATCGTGGGGTTCTTCTCTGGGGAACAGACCTAGCCACCACCACACTAACTTCTGGGACTGCTGCTTATACTCTAGATGCAGATACCATAGATGTTCTCTCTGGGTATATTCGCCTCTCTTCTAATTCTAATGATTTTCAGATGACTCGCATAGGCTACGAAGAATACGAAGGAATAACAAACAAAGCCACCAGTGGAAGACCCACACAGTTTGCCACTCTGAAGGGAAGAGAAACAGTCTCTGTTCATTTCTTTCCTACTCCTGACTCAGCAGATACTTATACCTTTAGAAACTATAGAATGAAACGTCTCAAGGATGTCAATAAGAGCGCCTTGGAAAATGCAGATGTACCCTTTAGATTTCTTCCCTGTTTAACAGCAGGTCTTGCCTACTATCTTAGTTTTAAAAGAGCTAATATTCCTGCAGAGCGCATAACTATGCTCCAGGCTAATTACGAAGCACTTCTTAAAAATGCACTAGATTCTGATAAAGAAAGAGTGAACCTCTTTATAACTCCTCAATTACAGGTGGTGTAGACTAAAATGCAAAAAGGATTTTTTATAAGCGACAGATCAGGTTTTAGATATAGACTTGATCAAAGAACAAAAGAACCGGGAACAGGGTTTATAGTTGCCAAGAGCGAAAGCGATGGAATTTATAATCTTGTAACAGACCCACTTAATAAGGTAAAATTCTACAGAGACAAAGAGACTATCAAGGACGCAAGACCCCCTTCTAACGCGGATAGAAATAAAAGTTGGAATGCCGTGACAACAACGTGGGGAGAAGAAACTACCCAGTGGAACTTTATTTAAAGGAGAAAAGAAATGCCCAGAGCCTATTTTAATGCAAAGAAAGATGAAAAAAAACCATCTTCAAAAAAGAAGAAGAAAGCTCCTTCACGCAAACGTCAAGGGTACAAGGATAGAGAAGACGAAAGTCTAGGAATGCGTAGAGGAAAAGCTTCAAAGAAAAAACAAAGTTACAAAGACAGGCGTGATGAAGCGCAGGGAGCGCGTAAGAAAAAGAGCAGCAAGAAAGAAAAGAGAAGTCCCGTATACGGTTTGAAAAGGAAAAGCCGTAAGAAATAAATACTAAAGGAACAATTTTATGGCAAATTTAACCAATGCCAAAATAGCAAATACCTTTAAGGACCTCTTACAGGTAAATGCTGCTACTTCTAATTCTGGCATAGATGACACAGTGAGGCAGGTACAAGACGGTGGTGGGACTGCTGGTCCTTTTGGCTTGAGTAATACTAGACTAGATGTAACTGGTCAATTTGCCTTAAATGGAACAGTACTCACTGCCACCGCTAGTCAGCTTAATGATCTTGTTCTTGGAAGTGGTATCACTGCTCTTACCGCTGGTGATGATACTATAGTTCTATCACAAGCTGGCGTAGCACACGATACTGTCAATACTAGTGCCACGCTTAAAGTAAATCCTGAAATTACTCTCACCCGTGTAATAGCAGGTACAGGTAATTTTACCACTAAAGTTTGTGCTGCTGCTGCTCTCTTTACAGGACAGGTAAGTGGAACAGGAGCTACTTTTAGTTCTAACGTTACAGCAACAGCATACTTTGGAGATGGTTCTAATTTAACAATGAGCGGGTCAGAAACTTCTGCTGTTGCTCTTACAATTAATCGTTTAACTGTTGTTAGCCATGCAGTTATAACTTCTGCTACCTTTACCAATGCTATTATTGCTGATGACGGAGTAAAAGTAGACAACATCACCATAGACGGAACAGAGATTGATCTTTCTTCAGGTAGTCTTACTTTAGACGTAGCAGCAGATATTGTTCTAGATGCTGCAGGTGAAGAAGTTATTTTTAAAGATGGAGCTACAAACATAGGTCATATCAGTATGGCCAGTGACAACTTGACTATTAAATCTTTGGTGGGAGACAAAGATGTTGTTATTCAAGGTGTAGATGATTCTTCTAATATCACGGCTCTTACTCTGGATATGTCAGATGCGGGTACTGCTGATTTTAACCATGACGTAAAATTAAAATCAGACAGTGCAGAATTAACCTTTGGTGCAGATAGTGAAATTAAACTTATACACGTTGCTGATTCAGGTCTTAATTTTAAACATGCTGACACGGGAGATGACAAATTTCCCACCATGGTTTTTCAAACAGGTGACACAGATATAGCTGCTGCTGATAAGTTAGGGGTTATTAACTTTCAAGCTCCTGATGAGGCAGCAGGTACAGATGCTATTCTTGTAGCAGCAGGTATAGAAGCAGTATCAGAAGGAGACTTTGCTGCTGATAATAATGCAACTAAGCTTTCATTTAAAACAGGTGCCTCTGAAGCGGCTACAGAAAAAGTAGCTATTAGTTCTGACGGTAATCTTAATATTCCTAATGACTCAGGAAAGATTCAACTAGGAGCAAGTGCTGACCTTCAGATTTTTCACGACGGTGCTAATAGTCAGATTGTTGACAATGGAACAGGTAATTTAAAACTTCAAGGAAGTCAAGTTGATATTGTTGGTTCTGGTGAAACCATGGCAACTTTTGTTGATGATGGAGCAGCTACACTTTTCCACGATAATTCTTCAAAGCTGGCCACAACTGCCACAGGTATTGCTGTAACGGGAGTAGTAACTGCTACAGATGTTTTTGTAAGTGCTGTTGCTGTAGGTGTAGATAATCTTCTTGGAAAGAATTTACACATAGAAAAATCAGCAGTTGCTGATATTCAAGCCTTGACAGACGGTACAAATATTGCTGTAGATTTTAATGCTGGTCAAAATTTTACTGTGACATTGGCGGGTAATAGAACTCTTGACAACCCAACCAATTGCGTTGCAGGACAAGTGGGGAGTATATTTGTTGTACAAGATGGAACAGGGTCTAGAACCCTTGCTTATGGAGGAAATTGGGATTTTACTGCTGGTACTGCTCCTACACTTTCCACAGATGCAAATGCAATTGATAGGTTAGATTATATTGTTCATACTTCTACCGATGTTCAAGCAGTTTTAACAAAGGCGTACTCATAAATGGTATTTAGTAATGGTCTTCTTTTTGGTGCAAGTGCTGAAGCCAGTGGTGGTGGAGGTGGTTTTGATACTGCTTTAATTCCTAATTCTATTCGGTTGAATGGAAGTGATGAAAGATTTAGTAGAAATACTAGTTCACCTAGCACAACAAAACTAATAATGGGTTGTTGGTTTCAACTAAATAAGATTCCTCTTTCAGCAAACCAAGGGTTAATGTTTCAAGGTAATGCTTCTGGAGGAGGTTCTGATCAAGTAGGTCTTTTTTTTAGTTACGATAGTTCTCAAATTGAAATGGACTTGTACTTTTATTGTAATGGTAAAAGAGCATCTCCAAGAATGGCTTTTAGAGACACAGGTTGGTATCATATTCTTGCCAGTTTTGATCTAGGACAAAGTGGTACAGCAAAAGGAAAACTTTTTATCAACGGAATTGAAATTACAGATTACCAATCTGATGCAAGATCAACTTTTGGAACAAGTTTTAATAGTACTGCTACACAGCAAGTTGGTGGTATGGCAACTGCCTTTTTCCCCGGGTCTATAGCACAACCTGTGATGTTAGATGGGCAATCTGTTCAAGATGGAGATGTGGCTATCACAGACTTTGTTGATGCCTTTACTTTTGGCACCAACGGTTCTCAGTTTGTTCCTAAAGCTAATGCAGATATAGGTGCTCTTGCCACCACTGCTGGAGGTAATTCATTCTGTCTAGATTTTGAAACCACTGGAGGAACAAGTGAAGCTAATCTTGGGTTAGATATTAGTGATAACAGTAATAACTTAACTCCTGATGGTATGGCGGCGTCTAACCAATCAACTAATACACCTAGTAAAGTTTATGCCATGATGGACCCGTTAAAAAATGATGGCGGCAGCAACTCAACCATTAATTTTAGTAATAATAATTTAACAGTTACAGGCAGTAGTGGCTCTGACGGAGGAACTTTTTCAACTTTGCCGCTTGCAACTTCTGGAACAACGGAATTTCAGTCAACATGGAATAACGGTGATGGTATAGTAGGTATTGCTTGTTATGATAATTTAGTAGCTGTTTCTAATCCAACAAACAATGTAGTTCATGGGGTAGGTACTAACTATAATGCATCATATGGTTATCAAGAAGACGGGGATAATATTATTACAACCTCTAGTGGCATGAGTCGAAGTTCACAAGGTGATGCCATGACCAATGGTTCTGTTCTTACTGTTAGGTATAACGCAGATGATAATGAACTTACATTTCTTAAAGACAATGTTGTTCAAGGCAGTGCAGTTTCAACTGTTGCTGGATTAACATACTATGCCTTTGCATGTAGACGTAATAATTATGACATCACTATGCATTTTGACCAAGGAGAATTCCCACATACAATTGGATCAGGAAATAAAACTTTAAGTTCTTCAGATTTAGCTACACCAGATTTTCAAGGAATAGACTTTTTTGATACTACTCTTTATGAAGGTAATGGTGGTGGTCAAAGAGTAGGTGATTTTGTTCCGTTTACAGATTCAGAGACTGTGGCAAATTCAATTATATTTAATGATGATGACGGTGCTTTTCTTAATCGTACCTACGGCACTCCAACAGCAGCAACTGCATTCACATTTGCATGTTGGTTTAAACTTGGTAGTGCCACAGGGGATCAGTATCTTATATCAACAGGAACAGATAATGCTTCTGAAGGATACATTGCTCTCAATTTCAGCACAGGTCAGGGTCAAATCTGGATAGCTGACCCTAATGATGGTGTTAATTTTGGTGCAAGAACTAATGCATTATTTATAGATCCTAGTCAGTGGTATCATGTCTGTGTAGGAGTTGATAGTACGGCAAGTAGTGGATCAAGAGTTAAACTTGAAGTCAATGGTATTGAACACACACTTCTTACTCTTTTTGGATCTGCTACAGAACCATCATCTTCTCAATCTATGAATCTAAATGAAGGCAATGCTTTCAATATTGGCAGACGGATAAGAACATCTAGTGACTTATTTGATGGCTATCTTGCAAATGTATTTTTTATAGATGGTCAAAAGAAAGCTGCATCTGATTTTGGACAGTTAGATACAAGTACTAACCGTTGGATACCAAAAGCCTATACTGGTACTTTTGGTAATAACGGATATAAACTGGCATTTGGCACTGCACCTGGAACTGGAAGCGGTGCTGGAACTGATACATCTGGCGAAGGTCATAACTGGACAGAAAATAATTTTACTGCCAGTGACCAGATGATAGATACCCCTACTAAAAACTTTACAACATTTGATCCAGGATATTCTGGTGGTGGTAGTAATGTTTGGACTGAAGGTAACACAAAAGTAAAAGGTACAGACGGTTCTCTTTCAGATTCTTCGACAACAACATTTGGAATGACAGGAAAGGTTGTATTCCAATTTCAAATGAATACAGTAGGAGGGGGATATCCAAAGTGTGGATTCATAACTAGTCAAGCAGGGTTGGAAGATATCAATGCTACTTCTGGTTCGATTGAGTTAGGCGCTAGTAGTGTTGCTGGCAGTGTTTCTTATGATTCTGGAGGCAATTTTAGCTTTGCATCAGGGCCAACAGCTACTACATTTTCTTCAGTATCAAGTTTACAAGCTTTAGATGCTGACGATGTTCTTCGTTATGAAATAGACACTGACACTGGTACTATAAAAGTATTTTTCCAAAATGAAGGCTCTGGTTCTTTCACAGAAATTACTGGAGCAAGGGTAACTAACTTTCCCTTTGATCCAATTTTTGGAGTACGTCCTGCTGTTTCAAACTTCAATAATAGTATAGTAACTTTACAAACAGGTGGACAGACAACATTATCAAGCGTAACAACAGACTTTAAAGAAATTAATCAAGATAACTTAGATGATACTGCTTCTAAGCTTACAGCATTTGCGTGGATAAAAAACAGGGATTCCACTGATAATCATATGCTTTTTGATAGAATTAGAGGTATTAATAATGATATTCATACTAATAGTAATGGAATACAAGTAACTAATACTAATACAGTTCAAAGATTTCTCCAAAGAGGTGTGCAGATTGGTAGTGATGCAGAGGTAAATACGGCTACTGAATCTTATGTTCTTTGGCAATGGCTTGTAGGAGATACTGCTTCAACAGGAAGTACTATTACTGCTGGAAGTGTTTCGACGGGTGTTCCTAGTATTGCCAGCACTGCTATTGCTGCTGATGCTGGTCACTTCTCAGTAGTTCAATACACAGGTAACACAAGTTCTGCTCAAACTGTAGGGCATGGTTTAGGAGGAGTTGCTGAAGCCATAGTAGTAAAAAATTTAGCGGCAACAAGTACTAATTGGCCTATGCTACATAAAGATTTAGGATCAATAGCAGGAGGAGGA